GGGTCAACTAAAACCAGGCGAATCTTATATGGATTATGCTAAGCGTAAGCAAGCAGAAAAGAAAGATACTCGCATGACTGTAAGTGCTGCTGATAAAGCAGGAAATACTCCTGCATATAAAGCATACAAATCTGGGGATAAGCGTTATAAGGCTGCTCCTGGTTTAGATGAAAATACTCAGATTGATGAAAAGACTTTAACAAAAATGGAAATGAAAAAGCGTGAGGAAATCGTAAAGTCAATGAAGGATAAAAAATCTGACTTTGAAAAGAGATACCCTGGTCGTGGTAAAGAAGTAATGTATGCAACTGCTACAAAAATGGCAAAGAAGGTTGCAGAACAAGCAATGGAACTTCAACCAAAGACTCAAACACAAACAAAAGAAAAACCATTGGATACTGCACTTGAAAGGCAGAAGTATTCAAATCTTAAGATGATGCAACAAAAGCAACAACAACTTCAAAAGCAAAAACTAAATCTTCAAAAACAAGGTAAACTTCCTTTAGAGACGGACTGATTTCTAAATAGTCCTGGATACTCTCTTACGGAGGACACCATGGACGCAGTAGTAGCGGTTGTAAAACCTATTCTTATTCGTCTTGCAACACACCCAGCAGTTAAAAACCTTGTAATTTCTCTTCTTGAGAAGTACGTGAAAACCACTGATAACAGTATTGATGATCAAATTCTTGAAACTGTTAAAGTTCTTCTCTTTAAACCAGAAGATCCTAAAGCATGATCACTTGCTTTTTAACTAACTGGGGAGTAACCATTGCTTTGGGTCTATTACTAACTGCTTCCGAGTGGTTGGCAAAAACAAAAAGATTTGAGGAGAATGGACTACTCGATTTAACAACACACTTTTTAAAAGTTGTTTTACGCAAAGGGGATCAAAAGTAAGGTCTCCTTTTTTTATAAATATTATTAGCAATTTTTTTACGGAAGAAAGAACATGGCACTCTGGGGAAACAATGATAATAAAGGTTCTGGAGGCACAGTAACTTTAAATTATACCACCCTTGAAGTTGTTGGAAGTGGTACTACCTTTGGAAACGTAGGTGCTGCAGCAACTGGTGATGTAATTAGATTTGGTATTCGTGGTGGCGGTGGAACCTATTTCGGAGATGCTGTAATCGTAGGTATTGCAAGCACAACAACTTTAACGATTGGCTCAACTGCAGGATTAAGTGGTGCTGCTATTGCCGCAACTTCTTTCTACATCAGCGAACTACCAAAATATACAGTTCTTGATAGCACATATAGCAATATCAATGATGCTGCTCCATCTTTTGTTCCTATTACATACGTAGGAACTGCAACAACAAATGCTGGAATTGGAACTAACGTTATTCCTGTAGTCGCTGTAAGTGGCGCAACGGGAGTCGTTGTTGGTGATGCATTAATCAATGGTGGATCTAATCTTGTAATTAGAAGCATCGGAGCTACTACAATTTCTCTTGCTTCAACAATTAGTGTTGGTATCGCAACAGGAACTACCTTAAGATTTGCTAGAAGAGCCGATGGTTATGATAAGCAAGTTTATGGTATTTCAACTTCATCTGAATATGTTGGTGCTGCATACAGCGGATTCACTCACCAAGGATGGGTAGGTGTTACAACTTACATGGGATCTGAAGGAGAAATGAGAGTTAAGACTGAAGTTCTTGTTGCAATGTCTGGTATTACTACTGGTTCTGATGGAATCCTTTATCCAACCCCTGTCTGATAATATATGATTTTTAATGAATTGAATGAGGATAATTTTCTCCTATTTGCTATTAAAAACTATGAAAATCCTCAGGCAGTAACTAGAGAAGATTTTGATAAGGATTTAAATCATTTCAAATATATTAAAAGACTTTTGAAACGATATAGAAATACAGGTGAGCTAAAAACTCACCTTCTTCTTAATCATTTTATTATTCTTTATAATATCTTTGGTGAGGCAGCAACTCCAATGCTGTTTTTTAAAATAGAAAAAGATTTATGGTCTTCGATGAAAACCTTTATAATCTTTTTGGGTAAATTGCCAGAATATCCAAAAACCTATATTCATGATATTCAGGTTGATCTTTATTGTTTGTCCGAACTTTATAAAATCTATAATGGAAAAGAAGAAGATTGATCGAATCATAGACTTAGTAAAATCTCATCTTTATGAAGAGATGCCTACTATGTCCATGGGTCAAGGAAAAATTGCTGGAAGTGCTGAAGCGGGTGATGATCCTCCTGTAAGAAAAAGAAAAAGACAGTATATGTCTGGTGGTCGTGGCAGTAGAAAAATCTGGCTAGATTACCTCAAATCCAACAATGGCAGAAGAAATTAAGGTTGCAATCTTAGAACAAAAACTAGAAGATGTAAAAGATATCATTGTTAAGATTGACAATGCTATTGAAAAGCTTAGTGAAGTAAATAGTAATGTGAGTAAGATGCTCGCAGTACATGAAGAAAAAATCACTAAGCAAGAAGAGACCGATAACATACTCTTTGCTAAAATTGACAAACTCCGTGATAAAGTTGACCGCGATTATGACGGCATTGTGTCAAGAGTACAAAATATAGAAAAGAGAGTGTGGATGGCAATAGGAGCTCTTGCTTGCCTCACTTTCTTATTGAGGGTTCCATCTGTCCTTGAAATCTTGACGCCACAACCACAAAGTTCTATAATGGAGCATAGGAACTTTAAGGTTTAATTATGGATTTTGTTGATGTTAAATACATCAATTTGATATCTGCCAGATTTCAAAAGTTTAAAAAGATAAAGAACAATCTTTACAACTTTAGATGTCCTATTTGTGGAGATTCTCAGAGGAACAAGAATAAAGCAAGGGGATATCTGTATCAAGTAAAAAACAATACTAACTTCAAGTGTCATAATTGTGGGATTAATATATCTTTCAATAACTTTCTAAAGCAGATTGATTCTGTAATCTATAAACAGTACACTTTTGAAAAGTTTAAAGATGGAAAGACTGGTAGAAACTTTACTGTAGAAGAACCAGTCTTTAAGTTTGAAGCACCCAAGTTTAAACCAAAGTTGGATCTGCCAAAAGCATCATCGAATCCTGATGCAAAAAAATATCTAGAAAGTAGAAAACTTAATCCGGATAAATTTTATTACACCGACCAATTTAAATCGTGGACAAATTCTATAAAAGAAGTCTTCGATGATACTAGTAAAGATGAACCTAGGATTATTATTCCTTTGTTCTATCAAAATACTCTTGTTGGATTTCAAGGCAGATCACTTGGTCCAAGCAAGATTAAATACATTACTGTAATGCTTAATGATGACGCACCAAAAATCTACGGTCTCGATGAGATTGAAAAAGACAAAATTGTATACATCACAGAAGGTCCATTCGACTCAACTTTCATTTCAAACTCGATTGCTCTTTGCGGAGCTGACGGTGATACTGCTAAGTGGGGTATTTGCAATTCTGTTTGGATATACGATAACGAACCACGAAATGAAGAAATTACCTCAAGAATCTCCCGCACTATTGATAGGGGAGAAAAAGTTGTCATCTGGCCTTCAACAATAAAAGAAAAAGATATTAATGATATGGTTTTATCTGGACTTAATGTTCATGATGTGATAGAATCAAATACTTACTCTGGATTAGAAGCAAAACTTAAATTTACTACCTGGAAGAAAATATGAGTAACGGAACAAAGGTACAAAAGCGTGATGGTCGAATTGAATCTCTTGACCTAGACAAGATGCATCTGATGGTTGAAGAGGCATGTAAGGGTCTTGCAGGTGTCTCTGCGAGTCAAGTTGAAATGAAGTCGGGTATTCAATTTTATGATGGAATTACCACAGGAGAGATTCAGGAAATCCTGATTCGCTCTGCTTCTGATTTGATTGATTTGGATCATCCAAATTATCAGTATGTTGCTGCTCGTCTGCTTCTCTTTGCAGTTCGTAAGCAACTCTATGGGAAGATGAAAGAGCTTCCTACTCTGGAACAACACATCATTGATTGTGTATCTGCAGAGGTCTATGATAGCGATATCTATAATAAGTATTCTCAAGAAGAGATTGCTCGTGCAGAATCTTTTATTGATCATGACCGCGATTTCTTGTTTACCTATGCAGGCCTGCGCCAGGTAGTTGACAAGTATCTTGTTCAAGATCGTAGTTCTGGTGGAGTGTATGAGACTCCTCAGTTCATGTATATGATGATTGCTCTGACTATTTTTGCAGAGTATCCAAAAGAAACTAGAATGTCATATGTCAAGAGGTATTATGACGCAATCTCAAAGCACAAAATCAACATCCCTACCCCCATTATGGCAGGCGTTAGGACGCCACTTAGACAATTCGCTAGCTGTGTGCTTGTTGATGTTGATGACACCCTCGATAGTATCTTTAGCAGTGATATGGCAATTGGCCGTTATGTTGCACAAAGGGCGGGAATCGGTATCAACGCAGGTCGAATCCGTGGTATCAACAGTAAAATTAGAGGTGGTGAAGTCCAGCACACTGGCGTTGTACCGTTTCTCAAAAAGTTTGAAGCAACTGTCCGTTGCTGTACGCAAAATGGCATACGAGGTGGATCAGCAACTGTCCACTTCCCAATCTGGCACCAAGAAATAGAAGACATTCTAGTTCTTAAAAATAACAAGGGTACGGAAGATAATCGTGTCCGTAAACTTGACTATTCAATTCAGATTAGTAAGTTGTTCTATGAAAGATTTATTCAAGACGGTGAGATCACGCTTTTCTCTCCGCATGATGTACCTGGACTTTATGATAACTTTGGACTCCCTGGTTTTGATGAGCTCTACTGTGCATATGAAAAAGATTCGTCCATTAAGAAAAAAACTGTTAAAGCACAAGAACTCATTCTCAATCTCCTTAAAGAACGTGCGGAGACGGGTCGTGTCTATATTATGAACATTGACCACTGCAACTCACACTCTTCCTTTAAGGACAAAGTAAACATGAGTAATCTTTGCCAAGAGATTACACTTCCAACTGATCCTATTCAGCATATTGACGGTGAAGGTGAGATTGCTCTTTGTATTCTTTCTGCAATCAATGTTGGTAAAGTTAAGTCTGACGAAGAACTTGAAGAGCTCTGTGATCTTTCTGTTCGTGGACTTGATGAGTTGATCGACTATCAGAAATACCCTGTAGAAGCGGCAGAAATCGCCACCAAGGCACGTCGTTCACTTGGCATAGGATTTATTGGTCTCGCTCACTATTTGGCAAAACTTGGGTTCAATTATGACTCTCAAGAAGCATGGGATGCTGTTCATGGATTGTCAGAGTCCTTCCAATATTATCTTCTCAAGGCATCTAATCAACTTGCCAAAGAAAAGGGATATTGTGAATACTTTGGTCGTACTAAGTACGCCGATGGAATTCTTCCCATCGACACTTACAAAAAAGACGTAGACGAAATTACAAATATTTCACTTCAACATGATTGGGAAACTCTTAGATCATCTATCTTGGAACATGGCCTCAGGCACTCAACACTGTCCGCACAAATGCCATCGGAAAGCAGTTCCGTTGTGTCAAACGCAACTAATGGAATCGAACCACCTCGCGGATACTTGTCCGTTAAGAAATCGAAGAAAGGTCCTCTTAAGCAAATTGTTCCTCAGTATCATACGTTGAAGAATAACTATACTCTTTTGTGGGAAATGCCTGACAATAGGGGCTACATAAATGTAGTGTCTGTAATGCAAAAATTCTTCGATCAAGCGATATCTGGTAATTGGTCGTATAATCCGGAAAATTATGATGACAATGAAGTACCTGTGTCAGTTATGGCAAATGACTTTTTGACTACATACAAGTACGGGTGGAAAACTTCTTACTATCAAAACACTTATGATATTAAGACTGATGAGGTAGTAGAAGAGAAACCCAATCTTCAAGATTTGCTAAGTGAGTTAAGTTCAGTAGAGGAGGGAGAGTGTGAATCCTGTGCAGTTTAAGATTTCTTCTACGGAAGAGCCACAAACAAATATTAAAGGAATGACTGTTTTTAACACTGAACAAGTGAATACCAAAAAGCAACCAATGTTTTTTGGTAAACCTCTTGGAGTTCAGAGATACGATTCATACAAATATCCTGTATTCGATAAACTGACTACTCAGCAATTAGGATACTTCTGGAGACCCGAAGAGGTGTCTCTCCAGAAGGATCGTGGAGACTATCAAACACTTCGTCCAGAGCAAAAGCATATCTATACTTCTAATCTGAAATATCAGATTATGCTTGACTCCATTCAGGGTCGTGGTCCTGGTATGGCTTTTATTCCATACTGCTCACTTCCTGAGTTGGAAGCATGTATGGAGGTGTGGGGATTCATGGAAATGATTCACTCACGTTCATATACCTACATCATTAAAAATGTTTATTCTGACCCCAGTGAGGTGTTTGATAAAATTGTGACTGATGAACGCATTCTAGAACGTGCTAAGAGCGTTACAGAATCATATGATGACTTTATTCAATCATCACAACAGTATGGTGTATCCGATGCTTGGATGCACAATCTTGAAGGAGTATCATACGCAAAGGACACACTTAATGACGTTAAACGAAAACTCTATAGAGCAATCGCAAACGTTAACATTCTTGAAGGTATTCGCTTCTACGTTAGTTTTGCTTGTAGTTTCGCCTTTGGCGAACTTAAGCTTATGGAAGGATCCGCTAAGATCATCTCTCTTATTGCAAGAGACGAAAACCAACACCTAGCCATTACTCAGAATATTCTGAATAAGTGGCGTGATGGTGATGATCCAGAAATGAAACAGATCATGAAAGAAGAGGAAGAGTGGACATACAAAATGTTCGATCGCGCTGTAAACGAAGAAAAAAGATGGGCAGATTATCTGTTCAAAGATGGCAGCATGATTGGACTCAACGACAAACTTCTTCAGCAATACGTTGAATGGATTGCAAACAGAAGACTTAAAGCAATTGGATTAAAACCCCAATACGATATTTCAGCAAACAACAATCCACTTCCTTGGACTCAGCACTGGATTTCCTCCAAAGGTCTCCAGGTGGCTCCCCAGGAAACGGAAGTAGAAAGTTATGTAGTTGGTGGAATTAAACAAGATGTGAAAAAAGACACATTTAGTGGTTTCAAATTGTAATATTGTAAAAAATCTTTATAGATAAGGGAGAGCAATCTCCCTTTTTTAATGGCTAAAAATCAAATCACGAAAGACGAATTAAAGGTTCGTGTCTTAAAATTAAAAGATAAACTTTATAAAGATCATATCAGACATGATATGGACATGAAAGGACTCGCTCATAAATATCTGAATGAAGTTCTTGATATAATTGATGAGTATAGATATTGACTATGACAATCCATGGATCTATAATGGAAATCCATTTACAAGTGAAGATATTGGAGACCATTATGGATTTGTTTATTTGATAGAAAACAAACTAAATGGTCGTAAGTATATTGGAAGAAAATACTTATGGCAGTTCAGAACGCCAAAAGGTAAGAAGAGAAAAGTAAAATCAGAATCTAATTGGAAAGAATACTATGGGTCTTGTCCGGAACTTAAAGAAGACATTGACAAATTGGGCAGAGAAAATTTTAGTAGAACTATCTTATCATTACATAAAACAAAGGGCAAAACAAACTTTGAGGAGACCAGACG